CGTTTTGATATGAGTGAATATCAAGAGAAGCATAGCATTAGTAAGCTAATCGGTAGCCCTCCGGGTTATGTTGGTTTTGAAGACGATGCAGGCCAACTTATTACACAAATTCAAGAAAATCCAAATGCTGTTCTATTGTTTGATGAAGTTGAAAAATCACATCCGGACGTATCAACTGTATTATTGCAAATGATGGATAACGGTTTTATTACAGGTAGCAACGGTAAACGTGCAGACTGCCGTAACTTAATTCTTATTCTTACTACTAATGCAGGTGCTCAAGCAAGCGAAAAGAACGCAATTGGCTTTGGAAGCCAAGCTAAAGAGTATAGCGATGCTGAATTGAAAAAATTCTTTGCACCTGAATTTAGAAATCGTTTAGACGGTATTGTTAAGTTCAACAATTTGTCAAAAGACACAATGACTAAAATTGTTGTAAAGTTTATTGAAGAACTTAAAGAACAAGTTAAAGAAAAAGCAATCCGTATTAAGATTGATAAAGATGCAGTTAACTGGTTGTTAGAAAAAGGATTCGATCCAAAGATGGGTGCTAGACCTCTTGCTAGAGTTATTGACAAAGAGATTAAACGCCCGTTGGCTAAAATTATGTTATTCGGTGACTTAAAGTCTGGCGGTTGGTTAACAATTACTGTTGAGGATGATAAGATTGTTCTTATTACTAAACCTAAAATTGCAAAAGTACCTCTTTTGCCAGTAGAGGCTAAAGAAGATGTTGCAGAAAACAACTAAAAGTTTGTTTATGGGGAAATACCAGTACAAAGCTGTTCTGGTATCTCGTCTTGCTCATGTATTTAGAGAAAAGAATCTAGATAGTTCTTTAGAAAAAATCAAAGCCCAAAGATCATTATTTTTAGCAGGTAGATTACCTAGGAAAGTAATTAACGGGCCTAAATCGGAAGAAGACTTCACTTATGCATTAGGGTTGCAAAGACTATTTAAAAAACTTGAAGATTTCGAAGTAAGAATTGAAAGTCCTTTAATTAGCTTTTATACTAATAATAAAAAAGATATAGATGCATTAATTAAGTTAGATATAGAAAAAATCAAGTATATTAGCGTTCCTCCCGTCAGTGTTGGCTTGGAGCCAAATACTATTTTGTTACCTAAGGTGCCCTATGATTTTAGAGTTACAATAGGCAAAACTACACAATGCCACGATGCGTTTTTGTCGTGGGCAGATGCTTCTAATAACAAAATTAAGATTACTAAAAGCTGCCGCAGGATGCTACAAAGAAACAGTAGTTGGGGCGGTTGTTACTTCTATGTCAAGGGCGATAACATGCTTCTTATGGTGAAAATGCATCTAGGAAGCAATATAAGCAAGGTTGAACGTGTTGTTCAGACTGCTAACTAAGTTCTTATAATTGTAATCTCGATAAATATAATATCGTACAGGCTTCTGTACTGTTTACTTTTGAGATAAAATATGCGTATTAAAGAACTATTAGAAAGCAGAAATACTGATAAAAACGACGAATTTGTCAGGCACGAAGGCAACAAAAAAGTTATTAACTACGACTTAGTAGAAGATCTGGCATTCTTTATGAATGATGACGACGAAACTTATAGACGTCATTTTTATGCACCAGCTGCCCACTGTATTGATAAATTCAAAGCAAAAAAGTCAGCTAATCCTTCTCTTTTTACACATGCTGTCAAAGAAAGCTATAAAAACTATCTAAAGAAATTTAAAATTAGAGAGCTTCCTGAAGATCTTGAAGATGCAGTACTAGAAGAAGTTTGTAAAAAGGTCTACGAAGATCTTAAAAAAGATTTTTCTGACGGCAAATATAAGGATTAATTGTGAGACTAAGGGAGTTGTTCTATGAAGCAAAACCTGCTCCTGCTGATGACAGCATGGAGAAATATGGCCGCGCATTTAATCATCCAGAACATTTAATATTTTTTAAGGGATCTGCTGGTGCTTTAGAAGCACTAAGTCATTTTAAAGAGATAGCAACAGAAAAACCTGGCTCAACAACTGTAAGAGGCAAGTGGGACGGTAATCCGCAAGTCTACTGGGGAAGAGAAACTAAAGGCGGCCCGCTAATATTAGCAGGACACAATCAATGGAGCAGAGGTGTTAAGACAGATAGTGCCGAAGGTGTCTACGACTTTATTGCAAATCAAAGCGGTAAACCTAAAACTACTGACGAAATGAAAGCACGTCAGGCTTTTGCTAAAAACTTTTCTGCACTATATCCATTATTTGACGCGGCTACTCCTAAAGATTTTGTAGGTTTCTTATATGCAGATAGCTTGTTTGGGGTCGACCCTGGCCTAAACAAAAAACTAATACGCATGGATGGTTATCCTAAAGGCGTATGGACATTTGCGCCTAATCCTAAAAGCAGTACACGTTACTATGTAGATGCACAAAGCGATTTAGGACAACGAATTGCACAAGCTAAGGTCATGGTTGTTGGTCATGCAATGTTTGACCAATTTGGTGCTCCGGATAGGGCACAACAACCAATGGATGACTTTAGTATGTTTAATCAAACACCTGGATTAATTGTACAAGGCCCTATCTATACCAACAGCGGAAGCGGACAAGATACTAGCAGGGTAGATGAATTAGTCGATTATGTGTCTAATGAAGTAGAAGGCGTTGGCCCTACTATAGATGCATTTATATCTAGTTTGCCAGATCCTGATAAGAATGGAGTATTTTATCCTTTCTTTAATGCTATGAGCAATTTACATGCCAATAACGAGCAGAGCTTTGATAGTATTACAGGAGATACCTTTTTAAACTGGATGGAAAAGAAAGGTGTTAGTAAAAACAAACAACAACATATCATTAATATGATTAAAGCACACCCTGGCGCATTTGATGGTATGCTAAAATTAATTAAAGATATACGCAACATGAAAGATGAAGTTTATTCTGCGTATAAATCTCAAGGCAAGCCAGAGATCTGGGATAGCGATAGTGAAGGCTATGTTAGATACGCACAGCCTCATCATAAATACGGTAACATAAAAATTGTTCCTACTACTTGGGCTCCGGGACGAACACCATCATGAAATTAAGAGAATTATTTGAATCGAAAGGCAGCGTTGGAATTATATTCGGACGTTTCAACCCTCCGCATAAAGGGCATCGTGCTGCTTGGGAAATGGCTAGTGAGAACGGAGCATGGTATGTAGGTACTAACAAGTCAACACAAGGGCCAAAAGATCCGCTACCTTACGATGTTAAAATAAAAGCCATGGCTACTATTATGCCTGAAATTAAAGGTCATGTTATTCCAGAAACGAGTTGGTTAACTATGGCTAGTAAAGTTTATAAAAAGTATGGCGAGATTGCACTAAATGTTTACACTGACGAAGACTGGGTAACAAAAACATTAGTAGCATACAACGGCAAAGAAGGCGCACACGGTTATTATAAATTTGCTGCCATAAATCAAGTACCTACTCCAAGACTAAGTAGTGCAACTGCGTTACGTGCAGCAGTAGCAGCTGGAGACAGAGATGCATTTTCTGATGCAGCCGGTGTGCCAGCAGATACAAAAGTTGCGGGTCACGCTTTCTTTGACTTAGTAGCACACTATCTATCTCAATATTCTGAAAAGCCTAAAGCTAAAAAGAAAGTAAAAGAGCCAGTTGCAGAAGGTTCTGGTGGCAAAGTGGGCCGTGGTGGCACAAAGACTATTGATAAAGAAAAGAAAGCCGCAATGAAAAATGCCAGTACATTGCCGGGCCTAAATCAAAGTACAGGTAGTGCTTATAAAAATTACAGAATGGGAATTGCACTGGCAGGCGCACCTGATTACCCTACAAAGATAGAAGCAGATAACTGGATCGGTGGCGACCCTTTACTATCAGCATACACCGATGAAGAATTTGAGATGATTAAAAAAGCTGCACTACAAGTAGGTGCTGGTGTAATACAAAACTGGAGCGGCAATCGTAGCGAAGAAGTTGCAGATGTAAACAAAACTAGCCCAGTTGCAAAAGTTAAACGTAACAAGTACGGAGTTTAAAGTGGATAAGGACAAATATTTTTTAGCATTAAAAACAGCATTTGCTAGTGAATTTGCTTTTTATTTAAAAGCACATTTCTTTCACTGGAACGTTGAAGGTCCTAACTTTCCTCAATATCACGAACTGTTTGGCAAGATCTACGAAGAAGTATATGGCAGCATTGACGACTTTGCTGAAAACATTCGTAAAGCAGGAACATATACTCCGGGCAGTTTTAATCGTTTTAGTATGTTATCAACAATTAAAGATGAAACAGAAATGTTACCAGCAGAACAAATGTTAGCCGAACTATACTCTGATAGCGAAAAGATGGCTAATATTTTCCGTATTACTTTCGATATGGCTGAACAACACGGTGATCATGGTCTAGCAGACTTTTTAGCTGGTCGTCAAGACGCACATAAAAAGCATAGCTGGATGTTAAGAGCAACAATGAAATGAAACAATACAGAGTTACCACAGAGCACATAAATCAGGACAGCGGTGATGATTGTTATCTAGCACCGGACGATCCTATTCATGAAATAAAAGCAATACAGCATCTTGCAGGTCTTGGCGCCGATGCAAGAATTCATGAAATGCGAGGAATGAATATAAGTGTTACAGGTAGCGAAAATTTAAGAATTGAAAGAGAAAATAATATTAAGCCTGGTACGCCTGAATGGTTTAAATTATGGTTTAGTTTGCCCTACATGACAGGGGAGAAGAAAATATGAAAATTACAGATTTAGACGAAAACTGGGGACGTAAAAGCAGTTACTATAACCCAATGGACCAAGAACGCGACGAACAGAGACAAATGGACTGGGAACGTCGTGACTTTAAGCGACGCGAAATGGAACATGAGTTAGGACACGAAGACGATCCTAATTTTGAACGTAATTTCCGTCAACAACAAATTGATAGAGATCGTGGGCCTTGGTATTTAAAAATCAATGGAAAAATCTTTAAAGTTAAAGGACAACCTAAATCTTTTGCCTGGAAAAGAGGTGCCAACAGCTATGCATTAGCTATTATCAAGAATAAGCCAGAACTACAGGGCAAAATCTTTTTAACAAAACGTGCAGAAGACGATTTATCAGAAAATGCTACTGCTGGTGCTACTAGTGCTGCAAATGTAGGAACTGTAGTAAATCCTCATCACAGCCCAGGAAAAGCACGTGGTAAAAAGAGTTACATCGGCACTCCTGGACATAGCGGGTCAAAGGCTCCGCCACAACCTAAAGTAGTACAACCAAAGAACCCTAATGGTACAGCTAAAAACGGAGTAGATATGCCTAATCTGTTTGGTGCTGGCGCTGTCAAAAGACGATAAATATTAGAATAACGGAGTTAACCATGCACGATATGATGCCACAAGATAATCCAGCTACAACACCCGACGCAGGCCACGACCGCGAAGGTGCTATGGCTAAAGCTGATTTGTTTAAACTAGCAAATTATAGCTTAAAACTATTCAAACAAATTCAAGACGAAGATCAGCTAGAAGCTTGGGTACAAGCTAAAATTACCAAGGCTGCTGACTATGTTGCTAGTGTTTATCACTATCTAGAATATGAAATGAAATTCAGCGAGTATGGCGAAAAGCTAAACGATGCAGAAATGTATTCCGAAGAACAAAAACAAGCCATTAAAAATAAATTAATGGAAGCCAAAGAAAAGATCAAAGAACTTAAAAAAGCTCAAGCTGAAAAAGTTGAAGAAGCTGAAGATCGTCCGGCATCTAAAAAGAAAGAAACTACTTGGACTGACAAGAGTGGTAAGAAGCACCCTGCTACAAGAGTACAAGGATCTAAGTCAGTTGCTGCTGACAAGGAAGCCGACAAAGAGCGTAAGAAGCACGACAAAGAATTAGACGAAAGCGAAGACCGTAAACCAGCTAAGAAGTCTGAACGAGAAGTAGAATTACCTAGCGGTGCTAAAGTTAAAGCAACAAAAGTTCAAGGTTGGCAAAGTCAAAAGGCTGACAAGGAAGCCGACAAAGAAAAGAAAAAGCACGATAAAGAATTAGATGAAGGTGCTAAGCCAGACTTTTTAGACATGGACAAAGACGGCAACAAGAAAGAGCCAATGAAAAAAGCTGTTGCCGATAAAAAGAAAAATCCATTTGCTAAGAAAGATAAAAAGGTCAAGGAAGCTGTAGCAGACAAAGGCGACATGGACAAAGACGGCAAAGACGAACCAGATTCAAAAGAATACATGGACAACAAAGATGCCGCAATTAAGAAGGCCATGGGGAAAGAAAAGAAAGTAAAAGAAGGACAACCAACACAAGTTCCTCAAAACCCAGACGGCGCAACTGCTCCTCCAGCTAAAGATCCTAAGACAGGTCGTTATCCTAAAGTAACCTCTGGTCCTAACAAAGGAAAAGAGTGGAGCGAAAAGACACCTGGTCCTACAAATCCTGCTATGAAAGAAAGCCTAGCAGAATCTACAGAAGTCCTACGCATCAAAGAATTAACACAAAGATTATTAGGATAATAGTATGGACATGAAGAAAATTCTACAGGCCTTAGACGGTGCTTCACAAAAGCCTGTAGAAGGCTCTTCTGACATGAAAAAATTTGTACAGATTGTCAACGAAGGTACTAACCCTCATAAGGTTAGCCTTCCTGTACAAATGGCTATGAATCATTATCAAAAACCTAAAAAAGAAAAGTTAGAAGAAGTTAGTGTTTTTAAAACATATGTAGCAGTTGTTGAAGACGAGCTAAACACTCAGCAAGCAGAAAGAAAACAACTGATTAGACAATACAGTCAGCGTATTGCTGAAAGTGTTCTAAAAAAAAATGTAAGTGAACGTGTAGTACCAGGTCAAGAAACTCCGCCTGGTATTAACAGACTTACTGGCAAGCCATTCGAACCCGAGGCGACTGCAACTGCTCCTGCTGAAAAACCAGTTGCTTTGAGCATCAGATTTGATCCGAGATTTAAAAATGGTCCTGAACCTTACACTATCGATATAGATGGAAAAATCTATAAGTTTGCAGGTAGAGATAAACAAGGCCCAGGAACAGGCGAAATCATTAAGATTCCAGCGGCAGCTATTGGTATTCGTGGTTTAGGAGCAGTCAGTGTTGAATTAGGTGCAGATGGTTTATATTATCCTGCACCCAAAGTAGATGAAGAAGGTGATGCCGATCCTGGAATAAGCGTTAATAAAGAAAATGAATTTCATGCCAAACTAGACAATCTAGTACATGACACATTTGGTAAGCGTAAAGACGAACTTGGAGAAAGTAAAGAAACTGTAAAAGTTCCTGTTACACAAAAACCTCGTCAAGGCCCTCTACGTCCACAAACAGGTGCTGGAGCACACAAAGACAAGAAGAAAGATCAAAAGCAAGGTAAAGAAAAACATAAAAAACCTTTTTATGAACTTGCCGATGTTGATGCACTAGTTGATGCGTTAGACGAAGCTAAAAAGACTTTAAAAAATAGTAATCCTTGCTGGAAGGGCTACAAGCCTGTAGGTACAAAAAAGAAAAACGGAAAAACTGTACCTAATTGTGTGCCTAAAGAAAGTGTAGAAGAAGCTAAGAAAAAGCCTAATGCTACTACTCGTCATTTAAAAGATTATCCAGTTAGTGATAAGGACGTGGCCAGGCCTGTGAAGAAACCTGAAAAGAAAAAACCAGAGCAAGGTGTGGCGGAAGCTATTAGTGCAGCTCAACAAGCAGCAATTGCTATTGCTAAGAAAAAGAAGGTAAAAAAATGAACTTTAGAGACTTACTAACTAAACTAGATAATATTGTAGAAGCTGCCGATCCGCAACTATATGCTGATGCACAAGCAATGATGGCCAATTTAGAAAAGGCCGCACAATATACGGGCGATGACGAAATTATTCGCTATCGTATGGGTCTTCCTCCAAAACTTCCTCCTATTGAACAATGGGATGGAAAAATGCCTGCTCCTATTGGCAAGCCAGATTGGGTAGCACGTTTAACAACATTAGGTAAAGCTACAGACGATCAAGCAGTTGCAGTTAAGAGAAATGCCGCTATTGGTTCTAGTAGACAGTTCATTACTACTAATATGGCCAAGCTAAAAGAGTTAGTAGACAAATTAAAAGCTACTATGGCTAGCAATCAGCCTCAGGCAGTCAAGGAAAGCATCGCACGTAACCTGATTGAAAGTTTTGGTTATACTCTTGAAGGTTTCAATGATTCAGCAGAAGATTTAATTCGTAAAAGAGCAGCAAGTCAAGCAGCGGCTGCGCCCGGAACACCACTAAGTGATTTTGGTAGCGTTGGAAAGGCTAGAGCAGAACGTGCGGCTGCGGCGGCTGCTGAAAGGGCTGCGGCAGAAAAGGCAGCGCAAGCGGCAGCAAGTCCAGTTGCCAAGGTGGCACAACAAGCAGGAGTTACTGGAGCAGAAAAAGCGGCCGGTACAGCATTGGCCAAAGCAGGTGCTAAAACTGGTGGTAAACTAGCTGGTAGATTAATTCCTGGTGTTAGTAGTGCTATTGATGCCGCCGATGCTTATAGTCGTTGGAAAGAAGGCGATAAGACTGGTGCGGCTATTGCAGGTCTCGGAGCACTAGGCGGATTAATTCCAGGAGTAGGTACTGCAATTTCTATGGGTACTATGGCTGCTAACCAAGCAAGAGATTACAAAGCAGGCCGCGGAGCATTTGCTAAAGACGATGCTGCCGGGCAAGCTGCTCAACCAGCAGCGGCTAAAAAGTGGCCTACAACCCCAGAAGAAATTAAAGCATTCCAAGCTGCCAATAAAGATCCACGCACAGGTGGAAAATTAGAAGTCGACGGCATGATTGGTAGCCATACCTATCAAGCATTAGTACAACAAGGATTTAAACCACCTGCAAACTTTGCAGTTACAGCATATAAGACTCCTGCGGTAGCAGAAGATATTATGAACTTTAGACATCGTTTAGAGTTGATTGAAACTAAAGCTCGTATTAGCGAAAGTCTTGCAGACGAATATTTCTTTGACTGGGACGGAAACTTGTATACAGTCGAAGGCGAAGAAGTCACTGACGAGCTAACTAAACAAGTTATTTGGGAAAGTGTTAGAGATAAAGAAGTTATCATCGACGAAGGCATCTGGGACAAAGTTGTCGGTGGAGCAATGGGAGCAGGAAGAGGTGTGAGAGATTTCTTTAAAGGAGCAGCCGGTGGTGTTAAGAGCCCAGATGCTGCCGCAAGACTCGCAGCCAAACCTGCAACAGGAGCGGCCAAGTCTGCTGGTTTAAAGACAGGTGCCGCAATTAAGAAGAATCCTGTTAAGACAGCGGCTGCTGGTGTAGCTGCCGGCACGGCAGCTGGATTAGGATTAGGCGGTAGCAAAGAAGAACCGGCAACTACTGCTGCTACCGGGCCAAGTGGTTCTAGCGGTGCAAGTGGACAAGCCGCTCAGCCGGCAACAGAACCAGCTGCAACTCCGGCTGCAACTCCGGCTGCACCAGCAGGTCCAACTCCAGAGCAAACAGACTTAATTAAACAAATTCAAGATCTTATGGCTCAGATGGCAGATATTGATGAACAACCAGTTATTGCCGCGCTTCAAGATGCACAAGCAACAATTGATTCCGCAAGTAAATCATCTGCACCAAGTGGACAAGCTGCACAACCTGCGGCTGCACCAGGAAAAGCAATTAACCCAGAAACTGGTGAAGAATATACCCCTGTTAAATAAACCGGAAAATAAAACTTCCTAACGATTGACTCCTAAGGATAACTAATATACAATTAGTTTTTAACTTAGGAGTCATTTTTATGAGTGGACGTTCATACGGGCCGGAAGAAAAGGCAAAGCTAGAGAGATTGATTGCAGAAGGCTCAACCGTTCTGCGTGAAATCGAAGACTTACAAGAAGGTCTCAAAGATACCGTCAAAGCAGTAGCCGAAGAATTACAAGTCAAGCCCAGCGTAATTAATAAAGCAATTAAGATTGCACACAAAGGTGACTGGAAGGCCTACAACGAAGACTGGGAAGAAATTGAAGCTATTTTAGATATTACTAAACGTATCTAATGGCAAGACTTTTTACATTTGGTTGTAGTTATACTGCTACTGAATTTTACCCAACTTGGGCAGACTTCCTCGGTTTAGAATTTGAACAATTCGAAAACTGGGGAGTTACTGGTATTGGCTGTAGAGGTATTGCAGAGCGTGTAGCAGAATGTCATAGTAAATATCATTTTACCAAAGATGATGTAGTCATAGTTCAATGGACTACTCATCTTCGCCATGATTACTACAATCCCGATTGTGTTAAAAGACCAAATGCTATTGGTTGGAAAACTTCCGGCAATATGTTTTATCCAGCTAATAGAGATGTGTTTACAGACGAATGGATTAAAGTATTCTTTCACGAAGCTGGTTATATCATGCATTGCCTAAACGCAATGATACTAACACAAGAGTTGTTAAAGTCTAGTAGCTGTACTTGGTATATGACTAGCATTGGTGATTGGTGCAAACTCAGTAGTGATGTATTCCCGGACAATAAGCCGATAGATATTAGAGATGCAATTCCACAATTTGCAAACTACTACAAGACTATATGGGAAGACCATAAAGATTCTTGGCTTGAACCAATTGCAACTTATACCAATCGTTTTCCAGAATTAGATTGGTATTTCAATGATGCTAAATCTCCAGGTAAACTTTATAGAGAAATGCATCCTAGTCCTAAACAGTATGTAAACTGGCTTAATAATTTTTTACGTCCAAAACTACAACTCGGGGAAGTTCCAGAAGATCAATCTCTGTGGATCGAACAGTTAGAAGCAATTAAAAAAGATGGCGATAATTATTGCTTATTTTTAAAAGATGCTTATACATTACCTAAATATCGTAACCAATACGGCTTAAGATTTTGGCCCCCAGAACAAGTATGGCCTGTAGGTGGCAGACCATATCATGGGTTCTAGGTTGATTAATTATAATAAATATTGTACAATAAGGTTTGTTCAGCCACAAATGAACAAATTGGTATTTGCAAGCCGTAAATTGCATAGGAGAAAATATGAGTTATGTAGATGCGTGGTTCGACCGCGATAATGATATCATCAAAATTGTCGAACGCAATAAAAAAGGTGAAAGGGAATTTAGAGATATCCCTGTCAAACACACCTTATATTACAAAGATGCTAAGGGCAAACATACTTCAATTTACGGAGATTCTGTTAGCCGTATTGTTTGTAAGAACACAAAAGAACTTCGTAAGGAAATGGCTATTAACAGTAGCAAGACACTTTACGAAACTGACATTAATCCAATATTTGTTTGTCTAAGTGAAAATTATCTCAATCAAGATGCTCCCAAATTAAATGTAGCATTTTTCGATATTGAGGTGGATTTCGATCCAGAACGTGGTTATGCATCACCAGATGATGCGTTTATGCCAATCACTGCTATCGCTGTTCACCTACAATGGCTAGACACTATGGTCTGCTTGGCTATTCCGCCAAAGAAGATGTCTATGGAAGAAGCTAAAAAACAAGTTGAAGAATTTCCTAATACAATGTTGTTTGACAACGAAGGCGATTTGTTAAACACATTTCTAACACTAATAGAAGATGCAGATATTTTAACAGGTTGGAACAGCGAAGGCTTTGATATTCCGTATACTGTTAATCGTGTTACAAAAGTATTGAGCAAGGAAGATACAAGACGTTTTTGTTTGTTTAATCAGTTTCCTAAAAAGCGTGAATACGAAAAATTTGGTCGTACTGCTACAACATACGACTTTATTGGTCGTGTTCATTTAGATAGTCTAGAACTTTACAGAAAGTACACATATGAAGAACGCCACTCCTATCGACTAGATGCTATCGCGGAATACGAACTTGGTGAACGCAAAACGCAATACGAAGGTACATTGGATCAACTCTACAACAATGACTTCAAAACGTTCATCGAATACAACCGTCAAGACTGTGCGCTATTGGACAGACTTGATAAAAAATTAAAGTTCTTGGATCTTGCCAATACACTGGCACATGAAAATACTGTACTGCTACAGACAACAATGGGTGCTGTAGCTGTGACAGAGCAGGCTATTATTAACGAAAGTCATCGCCGAGGTTTTGTTGTTCCTAACAGAACTAAAATGAGTGAACGTGAGGATAATGAAGGCGCCGCTGGTGCGTATGTTGCTTATCCTAAAGAAGGTATTCACGATTGGGTCGGTTCGTTAGATATTAACAGTCTTTATCCTAGTGCCATTCGTGCGCTAAACATGGGCCCAGAAACTATTGTTGGTCAGTTACGCCAAACAATGACCGAAGAGTACATTCAAGAACAAATTGCTAAAGGTAAAAGTTTTGCGGCTGCTTGGGAAGGCAAATTTGGCAGTCTTGAGTACGAAGCTGTAATGAACGAGGAAATCGGTACTAACATTACTATTGACTGGGAAGATGGATCTAGTGATGCGCTCAGTGCAGCCGAAGCATATAGATTAATTTTTGAAAGCAATCAACCCTGGATGCTTTCAGCAAATG